AGCTGTTATCGTAACAAGTTCTCCTTTACGTAGACCATGTGTTTTTTTATTCAAAGATGGGAATGGATACTGGACGGTTACATAGTCCTCTTCCTTCTGTATGTCATCCCATAAGTCTGCACCTAATACAATACCATCAGGTCTATAAGCTTTCGCTGACCATATACAATCTGTTAACTCTTTAACTTTTCCAGCTACTAACATTTCGTTAGCGTCTTTCATAGGTAGAGTACAAACTTTAGCTTTGTTAGGTGAAAAGATTTTAGCACATTCCAACGCTGCTTTTTTACCAGCGTCGTCTTGGTCGAACATAAGTACAACGGTCTCGAATGATTCAAGCCACTCTAACTCTTTAAGTAAATCTTTCTTAGCACCTTGAGCACCAGTCTTAACTGATACTACAGGAAACTTATTTCCATTTACTTTAGAGACAGAGAGACAATCAATCTCACCCTCAGTAACAATAACCATCTTACCTTTGTCACGCCATAAGTGTTGACCGAAGAGCGTCCCGTCTTTAGCTTCACCTATCCACTGAAATGATTTATCAGGGTAGCGTAGCTTCTGTGCAACTAATACTCTATCTCTATCGTAGTAGTTAGCAATCTGAACAGGTCTCTTATTCGACTCACCAATTTCATAATTAAATTTCTGTAGTGTATCGAAGTCAAGCTTACGTTTGTTTAAAGGGGTAACAGTTCCGTGTACAAAATTGTAATCGGCTGTTGTTGTTGCGGGTGCTGTCATTTGTTCTCCATTTTTATGATAACCACATCCAAAGCAATACTCATGTCCATCTGTATAGACACCAAGATTATCTTTAGACCCACACGCTGGGCATGGTGCGTGGTGTAGGAATGTGCTGTCGTCTTCTTTCATTTTTACCTCACTATAAGGGGCACTTTACTAATCGTAAGGTAACTCCTTAGTTTTATCCAAAGCCTTAGCTATCTGATATGAAACCTCACCAGCTGCTGACCTGTAAGATTTTTCACATAGTTTATCTATCATAGCTTTAACATCTCTAGTCACTACTATCTGTGTATATTTTGCTTTACGCTTTTCAACTAGTTCTTTTTGTTTAGCGTCCATAACTATCTCTCCTATTTGATACGTCCATCAATTCATTCACACAAAAGTATGGACATTTTGTTTTATTATTTATATCTCTATGTCCTATCAGCTGTGCTGAAGGATAGAGTTGTCTTAATTCATCTATAACTACTCTCAATGTAATGTATTGTTGGAAGGTATAATTACAGTCAGGCTGACCGTCTTCTCCCTGTCCACCTATCATACATATACTCACTGAGTTAGCATTAGTACACTCACCTGTGCTGTCATCAACATGACCACCAGCAAGGTTAATGTCTCTACCATTTTCAACGTACCCACTCCTGTTTATAATCTTATGAAAACCACAAGAAAACCAACCGTTCTTTCGGTGCTGTGCGTCTAGTTCCTTACGTCCAATATCATCACAAGGCGGTGTCTCGGAAGAACAAACGACTATGAAGTTCGTTTCTTTTCTTTCGTTTCGCATAACCACTCCTTTGGTACATGTTTGTCAGCATACTTAAAACCATATTTAGTACACCACATAGCATATGTTGTTTTACTTCTCTTACTTATCTTTGAAGCTGACCTACTGAATACAAATCTAATATCTAAATCAGGATACTGTTCCTTAATTAGTTTCATCTTCTGTCTATCAGCTGTCACAAATAATCCTTTAGTCTCTACAAAAATGTCAGAGGCGGGCAGATAGAAGTCAGGTGTATAGGTATGTAGTTTCTCAGGTTTAATATATTTTAATTTAGTTTCTTCAAACTCATACTGTACTTTCTGACTCCTTAACTCTGCCGCAACAGACTCTTCAAGTCCCGACCTAAAGCCGTGTATCAATCCAACTTTTTTAGAAGTCAGAGGTTTCCTCGTCTTGTTTTTTAGGTGTGCTCTCCATGTCATTTGTAGTCTCCTTTGGGGCTTGGTATCCATCAACTTCATCAAAGCCAAAGCCTTTAGCGTTACCGCCACCGCCTTCTACTAGATTAGTTATTTGTACGGCTCTCAATCTCATTGAGACTCCCGCACCTACCATAGATGTGAAATAAGGGATGAGTTCAGCTGAGACTTTCATCTCACTGCCTGACCATACGCTTACATCTTTACCAATAGGTTTACCACCAGCGTCAAACATAGCTACACGGTTAGGGATTATTGTCCCGTCCTTAGTAACTATCTGTGCTTTACATTTGAATTTAAAGATAGTGTTGCCAGTCTCTTGACCGTCATCATCCATCTCTTCAAAGTAAGGTGCGTCAGCAGTCTTAACTTTCTTGCCTTTAGCTTTTTCTTGAGCGTCCTTAGTACTAAGTGCCAACACTCTGTCAATGCTCTGCATTAACTCAGCGGCTTCTTCAGTCTTAAGAATTAAGTTGGTCTTGTAATGACCTGTCTCATCAAAGCGTGTGTCAGGTGTAGATAGCCAAGCGTACTGGCTTGTACCTACAGGTGTCACAATCTTTTCATAGTTTTGTGCCATAATTTTTATCTCCATTTTCTGTTGTTGTATCTATAAAGGGTACTTTAGTAAATGTCAGCAGACAGTTCAAATTTAACTACTAATTTACCGCCATACTCTTTCACTCTGTCAGAGGCAATAGTCAATTCTCTTAATGTCTCTTCTAAGTTGGCATACTTAACCCTAATCACAGGTGTGATTGTTTTCTTAGGTGTCTTATATTTTCTATGCTTTTTAGCTTTACTATCGTAGTAAACATCTCGCTCTCTAATTTCATTTATTATTATGTTATTAAACTCCATCATTTTGTCTCCTATTTTGTTGATTTGTTTATGCAAAGAAGTAATCACATTCTCTAAGCAACTGCACATCCAAGTCACCCTTCTCTAATTCTTCAGGTAACTTATCGTGTAGGTCTACAGGTAACTGTGACTTCACATCTTCTTTAAACTCTTTAAGTACATCTGTCTCTGTGAATGTCTGAATGAAAGCCTCTTTAAGACTGACACTTAACATCTCTACATCTCCAGCTGTTGTCCCAAAGCTATCATGAACGTTGCAGAAATTACTGACCCCATTCTTATTAGCAATGTTAACAGTTCGTATCATAGCTGCCGAATCCAGTGAGTGCACAAAGTTAGGTGCAACACCATTGGACATCCTTAGCTTATCAGTCTTGTCTGTCTCTTCTTTGATTCTAGGCTTTATAACTTCACCCATTAGCATAGCTTTGACTCTCTTAGACTTCATCTCAGGATACGACTGATACACAGGGAATCCAACTGGTGTCACCCAGTGAATAGGTAGTTGCTCTTTAGCTACCACCTTAGCAATAGACTGCAAGTAAGCCATACCTTTACGGGCTGACTTCAAGTTGTCTCCTATGCTCTCCCAAATAATACCCGCAAGATAGATAGAAGGTTTGAACATGTCCTCAAAGGGATGTATATCTCCTTTATCTTTTCTTTTGGTAAGGTCTTCCACCACAAAGTCAGTACATGAGTATCTTGTTGAGCCATAACATATGGTCATGATACTACGCTTAGTTGTTGTACGTTTAACACCAAAGTCTAACCACTGCTGAGCAAACTCTTTGCCCTCTGCTGCCTCAACTTTTAAACGCTTGGTTACAACATCAGCTACTAACTGATAGATGTCCTGTGGTTTATCACTAGGCACTACATTGACTAGCCTACCCGCTTCTTTATCTTTTAACATAAGCGAATATAATTGTAGTCCATTGCATGACCCATCTATTGCTACTGGTAGATTAGAAATGAAACCATAGCCCTCATTCTGAAAGCGTATCCACTCATCACACCATGCAAGAAACTGGAACGGTGAGTCAGCATCTTCCCACTCTCTATTTGAGATAGGGTCTTCAGCTACACGCCTTATCCAATCCATGTTGTTCTCATCCATAGCCCACTGAGCTCGTTCTTCAAGTGTAACTTTATCATTACCCCAAACATTTGCCCCGTGCACAGCTAACCAAAAGCCACCGCTATTGTCTTCCGTTATCTCTTTACCATGAGAGAATGACAGTAGAGCCTTAGCCCCACTGATTCCCTGATAGTTTAAAAATGCGGGTACACAATAGGCTCTGCCCCTGAAGTCTAACTGTAATGGAAAATAGATATTACTATAGTCTTTAAACTTATCTCCTTCCCAAAGTATTTTGGCGTATAGCAATCTCTTAGAAAACATCCTTGAGTTCTCTGTATGACAGATAACAGCCTGTTTCTTCCACTCCTTACGTGACACTGGATTAGTATCTATGTCATGTGGTTTGTTAGGTATAGGTATATCTTTTATAGGTGGCATTCCACCCATAGCCTCTCCCCTGTCCCATGCGTACTTCATAACATCAAGTACAAAAGTATTTATCTTAAAGCCTGTAGACTGCATAACATTGACAGCATTGTATACTTCAGGCATGTCAAAGTTCTCTAGCTCACGCTTAAAGATTTTATTCTTCTGTTTAACTAGGTCTAACTCAGGTAACTCCTTAGTCCAGTAACCACCACCTGTAACTGATGTCCATTGTTTGGGCGGCATAACTGTAGGTAGATACTCAGGACTTAACAGCTCATTAAAACTATTACGATTGGTTATCCATTCTCTAGTCTTGGCAGTCTGTTTGATAATCTTGGTACGCTTACGGTTAATAACCTCAATGCCCATTTCAATCATACCTGTAGCCTCTATCATGAGTTCAACCAAACGGATACCAAGCTGCAACTTAGTACTTGTGTCCCACTCTTCCCACTCAGCTACATCATCTCTCTTAGCTGACTCTCTAAGTTTTCTACGCTTATAAGAATAATTCCATGAGCGTTTATCAAGGTCAGTCTTGACTGCCTCATACAACTCAGGGTTTAAGTTCTTAAAGTTCTGCAAGGCTATCTCAGTCTCAATCTTACCACCCAATGATATAGCCGTAGCTGTCAATGGTTTATGCTGAGTGATTGTATTGATGATATGTTTAGCTGTAATCAAAGCTGAAATCTCAGGCTCTACATGTCTTAACTTTGTAAAAGCTTTTTGTGGCTGACCTATTGATTCAGCATTGCTCTCTAGGTAAGTCTGTACAGCTTGAGCTAGAGGTCTAATCGTTTGTGAAACCATGACTTTACCATAGCTAGTCACTGATTCTTCTTCACGCTGAACATGTGAGTTCCTACGCTTATTGACTCGCTGTTTCCCCAGTCGAATCATCTCTTCTTCATGTTCTACCTCATCAACATACTCATTGATGTTCTTAAATATCTCGGTCATATAGAATAAACTCCTTAAGTTAATGTGTTTATAATTGGTGAGCAGTTTAAAAGTCGTGCTCAGGACAGAGGAAAAATCCTTTGGTATCTATAAAGGGTACTTTAAAATTCCTTGCCCCAGTCAATGGTATGTGGTTGCTTACTCAGTGACGGATGTTTACCAGTAATTAAGTAATCCTGATACACGGCTCTCCTCACTGAATCATGCTGTCCAAAGTCTCCCCAATCTAGACTCCTCAAGTATTGCTTGTAGTGTCTCTCCTTTACAGCGTTAAACTGTCCCGCTTGTTCTAATGTTAGTTCACTCATATTTATTCTCCTATATTTTCTGTTAATTTATTGGTTTATATCCTAGTTTTATACAAGCATTGAAATCTTTATCTCTTTTTGCTTTGCTTTTAAACCATTCAGCTTCTACAACTTCTTCTTCATCTTCATCTATGTAGTGTATGCCATAGATATAACCTTTATTATTATCGCTAGTATCAAACCAATTAAGGTCATGCCAATATGCTTTTTCTATTTCCATATTTTTATCTCCTCAGTTATGTTACCTACATTGTCTTCAATGAATTTCTTTATCTTTATAAAGTCTAGTTCAACAACATCTGCATTGGTTTTAGTTGTGAATTCAATGGTGAATTTTCTAGGTTCAATCATCTCAGCAATACAATCATCCAGTTCTTTAAAATTTACTTTTAGCATTTTATTATTCTCCTCTGTGTGTTGATTAAAGTACCCTTATTAGTGTAAATGCTCAAGGGTTAACTATAGCTATCCCCTGAGCTGATACTCCCCATAACTATCCTACCTACACTCTATCTATGTTAGCCATGTACCAATGGTCACTAATAAACCTATTGCGTCTACTTGGCTCATCTCCCATGAGAATCTCTTGCTGTAGCTCACCACAGGACATCTGTGAGTATGGTTTGGTCATCTTATGTACTCTAGCATTCCAAAGCTTACCTCTAACCACATACTTAAGTGTTTTGGTGTGAGTGTAATGAAGTAGTACGCCCTGTCTAATCAGGTTATTCACCTGTCTATTGAGCTGGCTACCTTTACGCTTTGGATAAGCTATCCGTAAGTACTCTAAGAATGTCCGTTTCTTAAACAGGCAATCCTTAGTACCTACGCCATCCTCTAGCATGACCTTGAGTATTAAGTCTTGGACATTCTCAGGTGTCTCAGGCTCATCCTCAAAGTATGATAAAAGATACTTATGTTTATCTTTATCCATCTGTTTTCCTCTTATTGTTATATACGCCTCTCGGCGTTTCGACTATGTAAGTCTCATCAGTATAACTAGATTAGGTCGTATCTACTGTATTGAGCCCTTAACTCTGAGATAGCGTCCCAAACATCACTTATCCTTTTTGCTAACTCTTCACCATCTTCATCATCAAAGACATAATCAGGTATTGAGTTATCCAATGTCACCATAGCTTTTTTTAGTTTAGTCCAACCCAAACCTTTAGATTTTACATTTCCCATTTTTAGTTTCCTCTCTGTGTGTTGGTTAATTGTTTTGCTTTTAGTCGGAGTGTTTAGACCCCTGTATTTTACGCACGACATAATTACTTAAGTCACTGGTTATCATTTGTTTTCCATCCATGAATGAGCCATGTTTAGGTCTGTCTACTAAGTCAGATGCTTCTAAGTAATTAAGAGCGTAAAGAAGTATCTCAGCCTCTACTCTACTTATATCTAATTTCATAATGTTTCCTCTCTGTGTGTTGTTATAGACTATCAAGCTACTTACTTATGCCCACGCCCTTGCATTTTTAAGACGCTTCCGTTTCACTTGATAATTTCGACTATTTAAGTCTCATCAGTATAACTTTATCTCTTCACCCATTCCATGAATGGTACTACCATCAGCATACCCACTAGACAGCCAAACATGACATATAAAGCCCATTCTAACTGTCCCGTGACTAAGAAGCCCACCCCATCACTAAAAGTGTTACCTAGCCCCCCTGATATGGATGCTAGTACTACTGGTGATGCCTTGTAGTTCTCAAAGTATGTCTCAAGGTATGTTTCAACGCTTGCTAAGGTGTAGTAAATACCCACGATTAGCAAGACATTATCCACATAACCCATAATGAATATTATTAAGTTATTATCCATGCTTATATTCCCCATAAGTCAGCTATCTCATCTATCTCTTGCTGATTCACTTCTAGAGCGTTAGTCCTTCCCCCTACTCTAGCATTCAAAAAGCGTGTTATTTGTTTGCTTGTTGTTGGTGAGTACTTACGGCTAGTATAATGCCACAAACCATCTAATGCGTATGCTACTGGCGTTTTATAGCTAACTAGTAATTCCATATTATTAATATTTGAATGTATCACGCTATGTTTAATATCATTTGTTATTTTAACTTTATCTAATAATCTAAGATTAGATATACTAGTGCGTTTTCCTTCATGTGTTATATACATATTTTAGTTTCCTCATTTTGTTATATACGCCTCACGGCGTTTCGGCTATTTAAGCCTCATCAGTATAACTTTCGGTTATTTGAAAAACTCCTATATCTCTTGATTTGTTATTAGGTAGCTCAACAATAACCCGCTGAGCTTTCCCACGCCATGTAGACGACTTATAATCACTGCATGGATACAGTGTATACTTTAGATTTAAGCGTCGCTTAAGCTCTACACTGGATACCAATTTCTTATTTCTTTCTATAAATTCAATGAGCTCTAAGGTCTCATGGTCAGTTAAATTAATTATATTCATTTTATCCTCTTTGTTAGTGTTTACCGTTTCGACTTAATTAGTCTCTTCAGAATGGACAAAATCCATTGACGGCTGACGCCCTAACCTAATAGGTTAAGACGCCTTTTTCTATATCTCTCATTATCATCTGATATTGAAGCCTAGTTATCTTATGTGCTTTGAGTTCGTCCTTAGCCATATCGATATTAACTTCTACTTTGTAATCGTAGTCTTGCGTTTCTTTTATCATTTGTTTTACATTCATTATTTATCCTCTGTTATAAAGTGTTGTTCATTGTCTATTGTCATATATATGCATTCCTGTTTCATATTCTTACAAGCTACTTTAGCTCTAAGTTTTAAAAACTGAAGCCTTTGTACTCTATGAGTCCCAGCCTCAATATGAAATTCATATATGCGTTGATTGTCTACATATTGAACATCATTATCAAACCAATAGCCCTTAGCGTCTGTTACAGTGAAGCCCCCAATAAACTCGCCATCAAAGGCTTTATTCATGCATTTAATCGCATGTATAAAATTAACATGTGATTGCTTAGTAGGGTTGCCGTCATTGTCTTCCAATGGTAAGTATATTTTTACGTTTATCATTTTATCCTCTTTGTTGTGTTTCGTGTGGTAACTCTTCAAGGCATGGCTACCAATACCATGCGACACAACACCGCCTCTCACTTATCATTAAGAAGCTTGCTAAACTTCTCAGCCATTCCTGACTAACGAATACCCAACCCTGTGCTGTGTACCCG